GCTTCTAAGCCTGTATCAGAGGTGGGCAAATCAGTAAAAGTAACTTTTGTAGCTCTTTCCTGACCAGGATTACGCTCCTGAGTTATAAAAACTTCAAGTGCTCGTACAAGGCTAGAAAGATAATCTTGGGAATACTCTTCTGGTGCTTCTGGGAGTCGCGGCGGCGGATTTTCTACGGAGGCCATTAGCGCCTCCCATCAGGCCGCAAATCCACCCTAGGTATACCAAGCTTCCAAGCGGTGCCCGCGCCAGAGGACTCGACCTTCAGTGCAAAAGAACGACCACGCAAACGCATGTCTACCTCATTCGTCCACTGCTCCACAGGAGTTGTAGCGGACCTGATAACATTTGCTGTATCAGTTTGATTATAATTCGCGCCGGGATATGTACGAGTCTGCAAAGTAAAATCAACCGTAGGAGTCGCGCTTGTAGAGCCCAAAAAGTTTAAATCAGGGATAAGTCTGCGCGTTAACAAGAACTGGTCGCCATCACCAATGTCCATTTGGCTACTTTCTATGTAAGAATCCATAGCCGCGCCATCATCATCATACCCCACTTCGTGATTGTAGAGATAATTATCACCGTTAGAGTCTTCCCCGGCAGCAATAGGAAACTGATTGGTTCCGCGACCAATCCAAGCTGTTCTACCAAGAGAGCCGTAATACCATGCCTTCTCTAAGTAGTTATAAACAACATATCTGTCATTTTCACCAGTGCCGCTAGCGGATGGGTAGAACCACCAAATTTCACCAAACTCGGCGTTAACGCCAGCCGTGATTTTGTCTCTTTGCTCAAAGTTTAAATCAAGAAAAACCTTGTCTTTTACGGTGCAAGGTATTTGCTGTGTTTTACCAGCATAAATATAGAAATTATCAAATCCCATCCAAGCCACAAAATCTTCTGTAGCCGCGACTGCATTAGAAGATATAATTGATATGTTTGCAGAAAGCTGCTGCATACCAAAAGTAAATGGCGCACCAATGAACTGCATGGAATGCAGAGAGCGGTCAGTCCAAATCAGGATTTCTCTTTTTGTTTCGATTGCCCGAACAAATGTACTGCCAGAGCCAAGACGCAAATCACCAGCAGTATTGTCTGACCGCGCTTCCCAATCTGTGAATGACTCTTGGTCGGAAAATCTTACAAGCAAGTTATCTTGAACTGTTGAGCCTTGCGGATTGCACCCAAACGCTAGCACATGCCTGTCTCTATCTGAAACAAGTATTTGCTTTGCAGTTGTTGGCACATTATTAGCTCCAGCAACAGTGCTAATCTCTACCGCTCTCTGCCCTAAACCGCCTGACTTGTCCCAATAAAATATAGAGCCGTCACGAATGTTCATAAGCAAATCTTCGCCAAAATTATCGTGAGTCCATATTCTTAATTCCGCTTGAGGAATAGCGACACTAGCGGCTGCACTTCCCCAACCAGTAAAATCATCGTCAGGGTCTGCGTTGCCTATAGCAAGCAGAACAGTGTCTCCGCTTGTATGAGCTGCCGCGTCTGTTCCATTAACGCCTCTTGTGCAACCCGTTAAGTCATTTGAAGATTTGCCCGAATAACTAATTAGCTCTCCGTTTATAGCCACAGTGCCAGAAGTGGGAAAGCTAGACGCATCAACCAATGTAATGGTGGTGACGCTATCGTTTATAGAGCCATTTAACTGATTAGCTAACGCGCTTGTTGTTGTACCGCCAAAAAGCCCAGCGCCATACCCTGTACCGCCAACACCTACATTTAGACCTGTATTGACTTGATAAGCGCCAACGGTGCTTGAACCGCCATTGCCAGTGTCTGAAGCGCTTGCAACAAATGGAGAAACATTAATTGTGTATGTGTTGGAGTCAACAATAGAAACGATTTGGTGCTCTATGTTTAAAACGGCACCGCCAATATTGCCACCCAGACTAGCCGCGCCGGAAAAGGTAACAAAGTCGCCAGAAACAGCGCCGTTAGCATCATCAGTAACAGTGACTATAGAAGAGCCGTCAGTAGCAGAAAAAGTTACATCCCCCGCAGATGTAGTCTCCCTGAGAGGCGTTACATCATTGTAAGCCTCACCTTCTTCAATATAATATTTTAGATGAGTGCCAACGCCCAAAAACTGAGAGCCGTCCAACGCGCTCCAGCTATGCAAAGCTCGCGCTGTGCCAAGGTAGCTAGATGAAGAATACTTTTCCCATCCGCCTAATTTTTCAGGAAAGCCTAAATAGAAGCGTACTTTGTCACAATCAAACCAACCGCCCTCGTTGGCGTAAGAGGTGACTTCTCTGTTTATGCCGGGTTTAAATTGAAGCTTTGTAAGGGGCATATTAAATCTCTTTAACTTTCGTCAGAGATAACTTCTTCAACCTCTGAACTGCTAATCACCTTTGCATTATGCCCGTTTGCGAAGGATGCCGCAACGCCTAGAATGTTGTTCTCTTTGACCATTTCATTTCTAAAACTTTCAATAGCCGCGCCCGTCTGCCGCGAAACCATTGCATTTTCAATCAAAAGCTTGGGCATCCAAGCCATTGAACAGCCCCAATCATCAATATCCTCGCCCGTCTGAGGGTCTTTACCTCTAATCTGCATAAACCAAGCACATTCAAGTTTTTTACAAGGCTCAAAGTTATTAAGAGGGCAATTATCTTTTACCTCTAGTTTCATTATTCGCTATCATCTGACTCAGATGCCGCGTCATGCGCTGCTTGCCAAGTTGATTCTACGCTAGACCACCAGCTAAGAGTGTTCGTTGCTACGTTTTCATCATTTCCTGTGTGTGTGCCAGTTGCCGGATTACCGCGCTCTATTTCACATGTAGCGCCGTCTGGAGATTGCACGGCGCAAACGTCTGACGGCAACCATGTCAAATCCAAGTTGTCATAGAACAAACCATCTTTACCAATTTGGTCTGCATCGCCAGACCCGCCATTTATAATTGTCCACTTTGCCATTTAAAGCTCCTTATACTAAGTAATACCAACCAGTAGCTATGTATTTATCACAGCTATAAACAGGGTTTCCCCTATGTGTGTGTGTCCAAGCCGCAGGGAAGAAACATAGCAAACCTTTCTTGGGCTGAACCTTCATGCCATACTCAATAAACTCTGTTTCACCTTCGCCATCTGGAATGTCATTTAAATAAAGTGTCCAAGTTAAATTACGCCAACTTGCCGACTCGTTTCTGGCGTGCTCAGCGTGCCAAGTGTGAAAGCCGCCTTTAGGCGGTGTTTTTTGAACCTTCATAGTTTCTGACATACAACCCTGCATACCAAATCCATTGTAAATTTCTGCATAATTTGGAATGTACTGACGCAATATTTCGTGCATTTCAACAACAAGAGGGTCCTGCATTGCTTGAAAATTAAAAGAGTAATCTCTTCTGCTTTGCTCACCCCCATTTGTCACAGAGCCATTCATAAAGTGCATCGCAACATTTGAGTCATCTTGCGAAGATATGTATTCTTCTAAACGCGCAATAACTCTATCGCAAAAATCATACTGTTCAGTTTGATAGCTTTCTATAAAATTTGGTGTTTTCATTGCCCTTCTAAAAACTCCTTAATCTTTTGTTGCTACAATAACGTCCACATATTTTACGTTAATAGAAGCTGTTGAAGAGGATAAAGTTGAGCCCAAATTACCAACGCCAGGCGCACCAGTTAAAGAACCCGAAAGGTTATGACCGTGGTTGTGAGAACCACCTCCGCCTGTAGAATTAATAACTGAGTTATTATTACCAACATTACCTTGGAAGAATTGTGTACTCGGTGTTGGGCCTGGGTCAGAAACTCTATTTCTAAATCCATGATTGTGAGAAGGAATCTGACTGGTAGAAAGTGTGGTACTGGAAATACTGCCGCTAATTGATACAGCCAAGTTGCCAGCATCCGGCGCACCGTTAACATTAACAGTACCCGATACAGCGGGCGTTGCAAATGCGCTAGTGAAAGCTGTGCTACCGCCCGTTCCAACAGAGCCTGTTACAATACGAACCGCGCTATCATTGTTATTTGAGGTGTCTTTTGTCCACCCTGTAGGAGCGGAAGTTTGCACGAACAATTGTTTGGTTCCAGAAGGAACGCCAGCAGCCAAAGTAGCAGTTAGGTCAACAACTGCCGCGCCAGAACCCGCGCCGTCAGCATATACAATTCTTGTTTCGCCGTTATTTATAGTGACGCTGTTTCCAGAGCCTTGAGTTATAACAACAGACTGCCCAGAATCGTTCTTTGCATAGTAAAGCTTTTGCTGGTCGTTTGGAGAAATGGTAACAGTGTTTGTGCCTGAAGGAGAGCCACCAAACACAAGAACCTTATACATGCCGTCTGACAGCGTGCCATCAGTTGTGGTCAATGTATGTGTTGTCCCTGATAGGGATATAGAGCCTACACCGCCGAGAACGCGGTCAATAATATCAAAATTTGTGTTTGTGGTTGTGCCCCAGGTACCTGACTGCTCGCCAGTACCCGGCTTTTCTATGCCACTGTTGCCTGTATATGTACTTGCCATTATGCCGCTACCTCATTCCAATTTGCGTTTTGTGATGGAACAATCCTGCCCCATACAATTACACTCGATATATTACCTGACCCCTCTGCCCCCGTCAATGTCAAGACAGAAGTGCCCGTAACGCTAACTGAGCCAAGAGCAGATGTTGCACCAAATCCTGTGATTGTAGGCGTTACACTAATAGTAACAGTTTCATCACCAAGTGCGGATGTCATGCCGGGAACATTTGTTACGGGCGCACCAGTGTCAGTCTCAACGCTTTCATCCCCAAGAGCAGTTGCCCCAGAAACACCAGTTAGCGTCAGATTGCATGTGCCGACAACAGACTCATCGCCAAGACCAACAGAGCCAACCATGCCATCTTCACCAACAATG